GTAATAGGTATATATATATTCATATTACTATTACTAACTACCCCTTTAGGGGGTAGTAATAGTAATATGAAAGAAAGAAATATATAAAGAAAGAAAAGTAGGGAGTGTTATGAATAACGAGGAACGGAAAGAAGAAGCACAGAAAAGGAAGCAGATCTTTCTTAGGGCAATTGAGGATCGTGGCACTATTCATGGAGCTTGTGTTGCCACGGGTATTCCAAGGGGGACGTACAACAGGTGGAGGGCTGAGGATCTGGTATTCGGCCGTGAGCTGGAGGAATCCAGGGGGATTGCCGCTGAACAAGTAGAGCAGGTATTGATCGACTCTATAAAGAAGCCAGAGGACTACAAGGATCTGAAGCCTCTCAGTGTTATTGCATACCTCAATGCCAACATGGCGTGGAAGTACAAGCCGCAGGTAGCACTCAATGACGAGTCAGCCAGGGAAGTTATCGTGGAACTCAGGAAACTTTCAGGGATGGCAAAGGAAACCCCGAAGAAGACCGATGAACTTTCAGAGGATGTGGAGAAGACATTACAGGAAATAGTGGAAAAAAGGAAAGACTTACCAGAGGAAGGAGAGTAATATGTCAATTTCAAGGAAACAGATAGAGGAATGGGTCGAAGGATATCACGGTACTGTACTACTCGCTGATGGATTTGATGAAGCCTTCATAGGAATGACCGAAGTATTCGGCAGACCACCTATTGCTACATACAACAGGGACAAATGTATCGAGATTCTCATTCATAGGGACGGTATGAGCGAGGATGATGCCATAGATTACTTCAATTACAACGTCACAGGCTCATGGGTTGGGGAAGAAACACCAGCATTCACCACACTGATGAGGGATATGGTATGACCACTGCCACACAGGTAGGATTAAAGGACTATTTGTTCTCTAAGGTGGGATTTACTCCTACAGAAGAACAAAAGATTATCCTTGAATCACCATATAGGTTCAACCTCGTAGCTGGGGGTGAACAGGCAGGCAAATCCATGATAGCTGCCAAGTATTTACTGGGCAGATTCGCAGAAACAGAAGAACGGGGACTCTACTGGCTCGTTGCAGCGGACTATGAACGCACAAGGGCCGAATTTGAGTACCTCTTACAGGACTTCAGCACCCTCGGCATCCTCAAGGAAGCATCAAAGAGGGTAGACCCAGGACATTTAACCCTTGCAGACGGCACACGGATAGAAACCAAGAGCGCAAAAGATCCAAGGACACTCGCCATGAGGGCACCTAATGGGGTTTTGGGATGCGAGGCATCACAGCTCGATCTCGAAACCTTCTTCAGGCTCCGAGGCAGGTGTGCTCCAAAAAGGGGATGGATGTTTTTATCAGGAACCTTTGAGGGATCCCTGGGATGGTACCCCCAGATGTTCACGGCATGGGCATCAGGAGCCGATAAGGATGCCCGTGCCTACTCGCTCCCAAGCTATACCAACATCCACCTCTATCCAGGCGGCAGGAACGATCCAGAAATACAACGCCTGAAGGAAGCATCAAGTGATGACTTCTACATGGAACGTATCGAGGGAAGACCCTCACCACCCAAGGGACTTGTGTTCCCAGAGTTCCGACCAGATATACATATACAGGAGGTGGAATATGAACAGGATGAACCAGTACATATATGGATGGATCCAGGCTATGCTGGAGCATACGCCCTTATCGCAGTTCAGGTCATTGATGAACAGATTAGGGTTTTTGACGAAATCTACGAACAAGGACTCGTCACCGAAGAAATCATCGACATCGCACAGTCCAAAGACTGGTGGAAGGATGTCAGATTCGGAGTCATCGATATCGCTGGAACGCAGCACCAGGCGATGGCAGCCCCAACTGAGATCTGGATGGCAAAGACAGGGCTTTACCTCTCCTCTCAGAAGATCAAGATCAATGAGGGAACGGAGAGACTTAAAGGGTGGCTCAAGATAGATCCTAAGACCCACGCCTCACGTATTGTGTTCAACCCCAAGTGTCATGGTATACTGTCTGAATTTGGGGCGGCTCCCAATCCATTCGATGGACAGACCAAAGCATATCGGTGGAAGACGGACAGGGAAGGGAATATAGTAGGGGACATGCCAGAAGATAAACATAACCACGGCATCAAGGCCGCTATCTACGGCCTGATTGACCGATTCGGCTACGGATATATACAGGAACACAAGAGTATCCGAGTGAAGAGGTGGAAGCAATGGTAAGAAGAAAACCTGAAGATATCGTAGGTTTGGTTGATGCCCATTACGATTCAACCGAACCACTCAGGCAGAGGATGCAGGATGACCACGCACTCTACCGCCTGGAACCATTTGACGCAGGCGAAGGCTACCAGTCTTACACTTCCAACGAACCGCAGACCTATGCGGAAAAGATTATCAGCTGGATATCAGGTGCGGACATGACCGTCCGTATCCCACATGACGGTGCAGATGCAGATCTCAGGGAGAAGAACGATATCAAGGAACGCTTCCTGATCGGTATCGAAAGAGCAGCCAATGAACGCCTCTGCAAGATGATGCTCCCAGATCTTCGTGACCAGCTCGGATGGTACGCAGCTATCAGGGGATGGTACGCAGGCAGGGCACTCCTGGCGAAAAGAGAAGACGGTACAACCTACGTCGATATCACACCGTGGGATCCACTCCACACCTACTGGGCATCAGGCCCAGAAGGACTCGAATGGATCTGCTACAAGATGCCCAAGACAAAGGATCAGATCTTTTCCCAGTACAACATCAAGATCGACTGGGATACCCCACATAACGTGGACGGTATCGAAGTCTATGACTTCTACGATAAGGAGATGAATACGATCCTTGTCTACAACGGATCCAAGGATAATCCGATGATCCGTATCGTAAAGAAACAACAGAAGCACGGGGCTGAACACGTCCCTGCTTTCCTCGGCCCAGTAGGAGCAAATCCGTACATCGTGGCTCTCTCCCAATCCACAATGCAGGATACTATTGCCGATGTGGGCGAATCAGTATTCAGGGCTACCCGTGACCTTTACCCGAAACACAACCTTATGATGAGTACGATGCTGGAATTAACAGCTAGATCGAGACGGCAGGGACTCATCGTCCGGTCCAGGGATGGGATGAAATCACTTGATGAGGATCCATACCTGGAAGGCTCAGAGATATCCCTGGCACAGAACGAAAACGTGGAACCTTTGGGTCTTCTGGAAATGTCCAGGGAGACAGGGGCATTCATGAACCTGGTATCTGGAGAAATGCAACGGGGATCAATACCCTACTCAGTGTACGGTGAACTCCAATTCCAGCTATCAGGATTCGCTATTAACACACTCAGGCAGGGTGTGGAAACAGTTATCAACAAATACCTGCGATCCATAGAGAAAGCCTACCAGATGATCTTCAACCTCATAGGCGACCAGTACGCATCAGGATCATATAAGTCAATGGAACTCTCAGGAATGGACAGGAACAGGATGTACTTCACCCAGGAAATTACCCCTGATATGCTGAAGAATACTGGTGTCCCTGTGGTCAACCTTATAGGCCAGCTTCCGCAGGATGATATGACGAAATACTCGATGGCACAGATTGCACGGGAAGGCCCGACACCGCTGCTATCCGACAGAGCAATCAGGGATAGGATCCTTGCTTTACAGGATGCAGACCAGATGGAAGATGCCATCAACGAACAAATGGCAGAGCGTATGCTTCCAGAAGCACAGCTCTGGACATTACTCAGGGCATCACAGCGTCAGGGACGGGAAGATCTCGTAGAGTTCTATCTCGGTGAGCTGATGGTAGTCCTTCAACAAAAACGACAGGCAGCCCAGGCGGCAGCCGCTCCTATCTCTTCTCCTGGTACCCCTCCAGGGCCTGCACTCTCCCCTGGGGGGGACGTGGCACCGATGGGGCCTCCTATGGGTGGGCCTCCAGGTTTACCACCAGAAGTAATGCCTGAAGCAATGATGGGAGTTCCACCACCAGCACCAGTACCGCAAGCAGGGCCGCTCGTACCGCCAGGAGCACCACGCCCTGGAGCACAAGGAGCAGTATAAATGGCTAATAATTTTAACGAATTTACTTCTGATGGTCAGAGTTCAACGGCCACAAAGGTAAGTAGCGTACCGAATAAATACAGTAATGT